CACAGTTGTAGATTATGTTGCTTTACCTGTAAAAGTTGAAGGTTTTAAATTTGGTCGAGGACAACTACCTAGACCGACATTAACTTTTTCTAACGCATTAACGACATTTACTAATATTTTAGGTGCTGTTAATTCAGCAGAACCAGGTTCTTCTAGAACACCAGCAACGAATATGTTAAATGCGTCTCATTTATCTATATTAATTAATAATGATCTTACAGGTGCAAAAGTTACTAGAAAAAGAACATTAGAAAAATTTTTACCAACTTCTAATTATAGTACAGTCCCTAGTTACAATGCTTTTGATGCCTCTTATCCTGAATTTCCGCAGGAGGTATATTTTATTGATAGAAAAAGTGAAGAAAATAGAGAAGTGGTTCAATTTGAATTAGCTGCTAACTTTGATTTAGCAGGAGTTAAAGCTCCTCGTAGACTTGTAACAAGAGATCAATTCCCATCAGCAGGTATTTTTAAAGGATGAAACAGTGGCAACAAATAGCTATGAGAGATAGTAAAGTTGAAAGTCCAAAAGAAACTTGTGGTCTAGTAGTAAATGTAAAAGGGAAAGAGGTATTTTTTTATTGTCCAAATATTTCTAAAGACGAGGATAATTTTATAATAAATCCTGATAATTATGCTGCTTGTGAAGAGCAAGGTCAAATAGTGGGCATATTTCATAGTCATCCAAAAGGGTCTTCTGAACCATCTGATGCAGATAAGATTAGCTGTGAAGCTTCAAAACTTCCTTGGTATATTTATAGTCCTTTAGAAAATACTTGGTCAGAATTAAAACCAAGTGGATATAAACCTAAATTATATGGTAGACCTTGGATTTGGGGATTAACTGATTGTTATTCTTTTGTTAGAGATTGGTATAAAGAAGTTAAAAATATAAATTTAAAAGATTATGAAAGATCATTAACATCAGAAGAATTTCTTAAAAACCCTTTATTTGAAAGTTACGCATGGCGAACTGGTTTTAGACAGTTAAGAGATAATGAGTCATCTGAAAAGGGTGATGTTTTTCTTATGAAGTTATTACATCCCAAGCCTAGTCATGTTGCTGTTTATGTTGGTCATGGAAATATTGCTCATCATTGCAATGAAAGACTAAGTTGTATTGAACCTTATAGTGAATTTTATATAAGATGTACACATAAGAGGTATCGGTATGTTAACTGAGATCAAACTATATGGTCATTTAAAAGAAACTACTGGTAGTTCGTCTTTTAAAGCAAAAGTTAGCAATACTGCTGAAGCAGTTAAATTTTTAATAGCTAATTTTCCTTCTCTAGAACATGAGATGGCAAATCAATATTATAGAGTCAGTGTTAATGATGTAGATATAGATAAGACTGAGCTACACGACCCAGTAGGTATTGCTGAAATAAAAATAGTACCTGTAATTGCTGGAAGTGGAAGAGGTTTTGGGAAAATATTATTAGGAGCAGCACTGATCGGTTTATCATTTATATCTTTTGGTGGACCTTTAGGTGGTAAAGGTTTAGGTGCTGCTTTTTCAGGAGGTAAATTTGTTGGGCTAGGTAAAGTCGGTATGATTTCCAAAGGATTAGCTTATGTAGGAGCTTATTTAGTTTTATCAGGTATTGCTGATTTATTTACACCAGAAATACGTCCTGATGCAGAAGATCCGTTATCAGCTAATTTTTCTAACGCTATAAACACTACACTTGCTACAGTTCCAATTCCAATTTTATATGGTGAATATATTGTTGGATCGGTTGTTATTAGTGCTGGTATAGAAACTGCTGATGGTTCACCAAGCACCTCAAACTCTAGTGTTGCTCAAGATCATAGAGGTAATACAACTAATCTTACTATTGATGAAAATACAGGACAACCTCTTGAAGAATATGATAGAGATAATTCAGATACATCTCTTAGAAGATATGTAAGGATTTACAGCGTGTCATCTACGCAGGTAAAAATAGAAGCAGTTGTTGGTAATAACACATATCAAGGAACAGGTTATACAAACAATGGAGATGAATTAATAACAGCATTTAGACAACAAAATCAAAATCAATTTAATTACAGTGCTTATGTACAAAATGGTAATACAAAATATTTTCCTGGTAATCTTAAAGAAACTATTGGAACCCATACAAGTGGTGATAGACCTAGCACTGGTGCTAATGATGGATACTATTATGGGTTAGTAACAGGAACTGCAAACTGATGACTGATAAAAAACATTTTATTACAGGTAGTTTAGGAGGTGGCTCAAGACAACCTACAAAAGATCCTGATACTTTAAATAACACTGAGACAGGTAAGGTTATAGAAATACTTTCTGAAGGAGTTACAGAAGGTTTTGCAACGCCTTCAAAAAAACTTACTTCAGAACTTTCACAAGTCAACGAAATATATGAACTCGCTTCTAATGACCAAGATCAATATATTGCATATGCTCATGAGGATATTTTTTTAGATGACACTCCAATAAGAAATAAAAATGATGGTACAAAAAATGCTGATGGAACTTATAAAACTGCAAATTTTAATGGTTTTGATAAGCCTAGTGATGGTGGTTTTGACGTAAGACATGGCACATTGAATCAACAAGTTCTAACAACTGACGGGACTTTACAGACTGAAAATATTATTGATAACAATACTCAAAGAGTTGATAAAGGTAGTCCTATAACAAAAATAGTAAATGTTGGTAGACCTTCTTTAGCGTCAACTCAATCTGTTGCTCCTGAAAGGGTAAAAGTAACATTACAGGTTAATCAGTTGCAAGAACAAACTGATAAAGGTGATCTTTTAGGTAGAGAAGTTGAATTTAAAATATTTTTTCAATATGTAGGTGATATTGCAGATCCATCACCAACTTTAATGAAACAAGATAAATTTTCTGGAAGAACTTCAGATATGTATAGAAGAGAATATGTATTCCCTACAGAAAGTTTTAGTCGAGATAGTTTTTTACGATACCCTCTTAATGTGACAGTAGAAAGAGTTAGTGATAATAATCTTACTAATGATTCAATACAAGATGATTTGTTTTTTGCAGCTTTAACAGAAATACAAAAACCAACTACAGATTATCAAGGACAAACTTTAGATACTAATATTGAAATTGATGATGGTAATGGTAATAGACAAATAGTATTAGATGGTCAATTTAGTTATCCTTTTACTGCATATTCATTTTTACAGTTTGATGCGTATCAATTTCAAAGTATACCAAAAAGAACATTTCGTTATCGTGGCATAAAAGTAAGCATACCTGATACTTATTCTGGAAATACTCCCACTGTTGATATTAATAATGGAAGAATTATTTATCCAGACAATTATATATTTAATGGCGAAATAACTAACAATTTATTTTGGACAACAGATCCAGCTTTTATACTTTTAGATTTGCTTACAAATACAAGATATGGATTTGGAAATTATGTAAAACAATCAGAAATTAATTTATATTCTTTTTATCAGGCAAGTAAATATTGTTCTCAGTTAGTTACAACTCCTAGAGGTCAAGAACCTAGATTTGCTTTTAACGGTGTTATAAATAAAACTACAGAAGCTTTTAATTTAATACAAGAAATATGTGGGATGATGCGTTGTTATCCTATTTGGTCAGGTGGACAATTAACTCTCGTTCAAGATAGACCTATAAATCCAGATGACGCAGATCCATGCAGCTATCAAACACCTGTTTATACTTTCTCTCTTGCTAATACTTTAAATGGCTTCTCTTATTCTGGAGTTAGTTTAAAAACAAGACATGGAAAAGTTGTTGTTGAATATTTTAATATGGATTCAAGACAACTTGATACTGTAGTAATAAGTAATGAACAAGTTTTTCGTAAAACTCATAATATAAAAAAAGTAAAAGCATTTGGATGTACTTCTTTTTTTCAAGCAGCTAGATATGCAAGAAATATAATTTGGACTGAAAATAATGAAACAGATGTTGTTACTTTTGATATTTCTATTGAAAGTGGAGTTGTTATTAGACCTGGTGCTGTTGTTGGTATAAATGATCCAGTAAGAGCAGGAATTAGAAGAGCAGGAAGAGTAAGTGCTGTAACTTTAGATGGCAATGGTCATTTAACTTCTTTAACAGTAGATGACAGTGCTTCAACTGATTTACCTAGCACTGGTGATAGAACTATATTAGTTGTA